TATACACTTGTACATTGCTTCTTCTGCAAACTTATGTACTTGCATTTCAGCATCTGTACCTAAACTATCACTTATATATTTTAAGGTTACAGTTTTTGCTGAAATATTAGAGCTAAAATGTATTTTTCCTTTGTTTTCGTCTATATAAAAAGATCCATTTACTTGAGAGTGTTGAGGTTCTAAACCATATCTCTGACCTATATTTAAGTCATAAGTATCGCTATCATAATTAAAATCATCTTTTTGATTTTCAGAAGGAGTTGCAGAGTTGTAAGATGTCCAAGTGTCAGAGTCTGTTGTTGTTAAATCATCACCTGTAAACTGATAAACTCCATCAGCATTTTGAGTTATAGCTGTTGGGTTTGAAGTTTTTATTGCTGGATATAAAGGGTGTTCTACACCAGAACCATCTTTCCAAGTTAACTTAACATAGTTTACGTAGTCCTGTGGCAAAACCATTTGCAATGTTGCTGGTATTTCTATTTCTTGTGCTTTTGTTGATTTAAATGTGTCAAAAGAAAGTTCTTGCAAAGCTCTTTGAGCATGAAAAGCAACGTCATTTCTCGATACTTTTGATATAATTTTACCCTCTCCAACATAAGCAATAATAAATTGATTTATTATGTGTTGCAAAGAAGTAAATTGATAAGTACCAAAGCTTGACCCTTCGTAATAACTTTTTTGTGTTTGATTGTCTAATAACCCCATTTATTATTGTTTTTCTTGTTGTTTTGTTTTAATTTCTTCTTGAGCAGCTATCTGGTAAAGATTAGGATCAGCAATAGAAACGCCAGATAATAATAATATTTTATATACAAGTGAAGTTTCTTCAGATTCATGCAGTGTAAAATCTACTGCTGAAGCACTGTTGTAGAGTGCTGTACCATTAATTTCGGTATAACCCCAGTTTACATCTAACGGTTTAGCTATGTAATGACAATTTATTGTTGAAGTAGAGTAAGAAGGCGAAGAGGTGCTAGGGTATATTATTATTTGAGTTGAGTTTTTTCTTATAAAAACAGGTCTAGCTGAAGATGGTGCATACAAAGAAGTTTGATTCATCATTTCAACTTGATTAGGTTCTACTCTTTCTATTTTTAAACTGTGGGTTCCATTGTTGTAAAAAACAGTTCCTAATCTATATACGTCTGCCGGTAGAGTTGCTGTTGCACCAGATACAGTAACCATGTCAACATGGTTTTTTTCAAAAGGTGAAGTTTTTTCATCTAACACGCTTAACATATCTGAGTAGTCTTCTGTGTTTCCTGGTACTCTTTTAAACTGATTTGTATCATAAAAATATTGTTCAAATATTTCCATTTGAGCTTGATTAGCAAATAAATTAAACTCTTGAGGAGTTATATAACCTCTTTGCTCTTTGTTAGCTAAAGCTAATACTCTTTGATATACCGTGTCTACGCTTATCGCCATAATTTGTTTTTGTTTTGTAGTTTGCAGTCGCCCTTATAGAGCGACCGCTACTACAAAGGTTTTTACTTTAATTGTTTTTCTATATTTGTATAGATTTCCATACCTTCATCAGTCTTAAACCAAGAGGCTAAAGCCGAGTATGGATGCTCATCAAAAGGAACATTCATTAGTTTTCTATTATTTGATCCCCATGAAAAAGTTCTTTGATCTGGTGATAATCTTAACAATCCCATTTCAGTAGCTCTAATACCAAAATTTCTAAGAACAACGTTATCATCACTTGCTAAGTCTAAGAACAGCTCAGGGTTTTCTTTAGCATATAATAGTAAATCTCTTTTAAGTTCTTTAGAACTCATCTTAGATACTTCAGAACCAACCTCTACACGCATAACTGCTTCAGCCATATCTATATCCATTTCCATAGCCATGTTTAAAGCTTTTATCTCAACTTCTAAATCATTTATTTCGTTTTTAGCAACTTGAACCTCATCAACTTCATAAAATAATTTATCTTTTAAAGGGTGGTATTTAGAAAGAAACTTTTGTAAAGTTTGTTTTTGTCTTGGAACAGATAAAATTCCGTCTCTAAAAATAACATGAGAAAGTCTTTGATCACCTTGCATTTCATCTACAAATGATGTTCTTTGGTTTTCGCAATACTTAAGTTCTCTTTCATAACCTTTTTCTTCGTCAAAGTAATAAATATTAGAAGATTTAATAAGGTATGATAAAGGAGTTTGCTCGTATTTAAGTCTATAAACTCTATCTTTTATTTCCCAAGTATCTTTTATTTTTTTTGATTTTTCAATCACAGGTTTTGGCGTTTCAACTACTGGAGTTTCAACAACAGGTACCTCTACCTCTTTTGTTTTTTGTTTTTTTGCCATAATATAATATATAATAAAATTAATAAAAAGAAAGGACCGAGGCCGAAGCCCCGGTTCTTTAAAATAACTGTTCTTAGTTCATTAAGAAGAAGTTGTTAGCACCTTGTACAACTAGACATCTTTCAGAAAGCATATGCATTTCCATTGCGTCTAAGTCAGATGTAACAGCTCCAACAGAACCAGTAACCCAAGACTTCATTCTTCTACTTTCAGTTTGAGAAGCTCTATATCTAACATGTAAGAAAGGTCTTTTTAGATTCTTTCCTAACTGTTGGTCATAAACTGAAGATACACCAGCTGGAATCATAACTCCTCTGATAGCACCAACAGTATCAGTATCGTTAATAATACCTCTAGTAGACTTGTCGTTTAAGTATTTCCAGTCAGACTTGTAGAAATCGTAAGATCCACGTCTGAAACCTGAGAAACCTAAGTTTAATGCCATATCTTCAGAGTTGTCAAATACTCCGTAAGAAGTACCACCAGCACCGTAAGAATTCATTGCAGCTAACATATCATCTATTGCAAGAGCAGTAGATCTGTTAACAAACATCATGTTTTCTTCGATAGCACCGTTTTTGTCAAGCTCAGCTAACATAGCGTCAAATTCAGCTAAATCAGTTGCAGCGTTAACACCAGTAACTCCTGAAGTACGGTTTCCTCTTGTTTCAATAGCAGAGAATAAACCTTCAGTACCACCAATATCACCTGTTGCACCAGTTTGAGTAGCAGCTGGAACAGTACCTGTAGCTTTAATAGATTCAACCATTGCCATTTCTAAATAATCACCAAATCTAGCTCTAGTATCACCTTCAGCTTTTAAGTACCATAGGTAACCTGATTGTCCTTCTTCACCAGAAACTTCAACCCAACCAATTTGAGAAGCATCAGACCCAGAGATCTCGTACTTATCTTTTAGTATAATTGGTTTGTTAGAAAAAGATTTGAAAGCTGGTTTGTTAGCTGAGTTTCTTCCTACAGCCGCTTTAGCGTATTCAGAACCATAAACTAACACAGAAACTCCAGTAGCACTTTCAGCAATACCGTTGGCTGCTAAGTCACCATCTAAATAAGGTTTAACTGTAATAGTATCTGCAGCTGTTGAAATAACAAAACATTTTACTGTTGAGTTAGAATCAGCTACTATAACCATATCACCTGGTCTGATAGCGTGAGTACTAACTGAATCAACACCATCAACATTTTTTCCTATTGTTATTACTTCTGATGTTCCACTTGAACCTACCGTACATGATTTGTATGATATGTGTAAACGACCTTGCTCAGACCAAACTACTTGGTCAGAACTCATCGCTTCTTCAGCTCCTATTTGTGAAAGAAATCCTGAGATAGTTCTGTTTCCAAAAACCTCAGCTTCTTTTTCCATAAGATCTGGTAAATATTGTTGCGCCCAGTTTGTGTTATCTGTAGCTGCTGTCGCAAAATCTAAATAAGCACTTGCTAGCGTTTGTTTTTGCGCTGCAGGTACTAAATTTGATGCTCCTGTAATTGCCATAATTTTGTTTTTTTAAATTTATTTATTTATTTATTTTTAATTTTAAACTTAAAGTTAGGAGATTCGTCGCCAAGCACTCTAAACTTAGGACCGCTAGTGTTGTCATTTGAAAATGACTGTCTAGGATCCATTTTTATGTTCTTAGCTTTAGCAACACTATTTTTTATAGCGTCAGCTTTGCCTTGTTCATAAAAGTGATTAGCAATAGCATCGGGATTCATTGCTGTAAATAAAGATTTATGATAACCTTTAGCATCTGACATTTCATTATTTTCATTCAAGAACTTCTTGACAAAATTATTAATATCACCTTGGGTTTCTTTTACCTCTCCAGCATTCTTCACATTAAACCTATATTTTTTATCACCGATGTTATATTCAAAACCTTTGAATTTATCGTTAAAAACTTGATTAGTTTTATTTAAAAAAGTATCAGTTTGTTTTTTTGCTATTTGTTCAGTTTCCTCTGACTCTTTGTTATACCTATTAAAGAAGTTTACAGCTTTTTGTTGTTCAGGCGTTAGCTTTGAACCAGCTTTAATTTCTTCATAGTATTTAGACTTTTGCCCGTCTAAGTGGCTTTTAGCGTTGGCAACTTGCTCTTTTAACGCTATTTTCTTTTTCTTTATGGCTCTTTCACTATCATCTTCTGTTGCCATAAAATTATCTTCTATCAAAAACTCAACCTCGTCATTTGTTAAGTGTTGTTTTGTTTGCTTATAGTACTCTCTAAGAACAGACATGTCGTCATATTTAGAAAAGTCTTGATTAAGACGTACATAATCTTCTAATGTACCGCCAGTATCTTCCATGAAGTCTACAACTTTTTGTAAATTTTCAGGTAAAGATTTACCAGTTTCTTGAGCTTCAGCCACAGCTTCTTTAACTTCTTCGGTTAATTCTTCTGTTTGCTCTTTAACTTCTTCTTCAGTAACTTCTTCAATTACTGGAGTTTCTTGTGTTTCAGCTTCCGGTTGTACTTCTTCTTGTTTCTCTGTGGCATTGGCATTTTCATCGACTCCAGCCACTCCCTCGTTGTCAGGGTTATTTTCTTTAGTTTCATCTTGTTTTGGTTTTGGTGGTTTATTTAAATCTACTTTTAAAACACTATCATCATCAGCGCTTTGAAATTTTGTTTCTTCAACTGGTTGTTCAGTTGCCTGTGTAGTTTCTTCAACTACGTTTTCTACGTTTTCTTCCATAATATAATATAATAATAATTAATAATTTTAATCAAAAGATATAGGCTTCAACTCCATGCCGCTACTTATACTATCACTTGTTGCTTCAAAGTTTTTAGCACCAGCGTCATTGTTTCTTTGCTCTATCATTTCACTTTGTTGTGTTGCTTGAATTTTAGTTCTGTTATCTTTTCGATTTTCTTTCATACTTTCGTTATCTGACTTAGTTTTAGACTCTAAGTTTTTTAACTGCATGTTGTACTCAAACTCTTGCTCCATCAGTTGTTTTTTAAACTCTACTTCCGCTGCTTGCTCTTTCATTCTTAAATCAGACTTTTGCATTTCTAACTGCCCTTCAATTTGAGCTTGCATTTGAGTTTTTTGCATTTCAGCTTGAGCCGCAGCTTGTGCTGCTTGTTGATTTGTTTGAGACTGTAGCTGCATGTTTCTTTGTTGTAGTTGCTGGTCTTTTTCTTGTTTTCTTTTTCTACGTATTTTAAGCAACTGATTTGCAAGTTTAATGTTTTTAATTTCTCTAAGATCAATAGCATCTTCAAGCTCTATATTTTTTTGTTGCAAAGCCATTTGTATGTTATTTTCTAACATTGCTTTTTCTTCTTCATCTGGCTGTAATTCAATAAATATACCAAAGTCATACAAGTGTAGTTCTTTTAACTCTTCTAGTACAGAAACATTATAGGCTCCAATAGCTTGTATAAATGCATTTTTTGTTGGAGAGTATTCTATAATGTCTGATATTCTAAGAGACAAGCACTCTGCAACATCTTTTGTTAAAAACAACCCTGACTGTAATATATGTCTTGTTGCCGTGTTAGAATTAGCAGCGGCTAATTTTTGCACTCCAACCAAAGCATTTTTATCTGGCATACTACCATCTCTAGCTTCATTAAGCCCGGTAGTATCTCTAATCATTTGTAGATAATAATTGTAGTTTGCTATTAAAGCTTGTATTTTGTTACCACCACTACCACTTGTTATTTCTTGTATAGGCACTTTACCAGGGTTCATATCACCTTCAGAAGTGAAACTTCGTCCAATAACAGAACCTGTTTGAAAGAACATGTTTAAAGCTTCTTGTGGATTGTAGTTTGTACCATTACCTAAATCTATTTCAGCAATACCATCAGCGTCTAAATAAACACCATCCGGAACCATACGGGACATTACTTGTTGTAACTTTAAATGAGTCAACTGTATCATATCAGCAAAGCCAGTTACTCTTTTTACTAAAGACTCTATTTTGCCTTTGTACATTCTAGGCGCAACAATAGTATAGTTCATTTTTACTTTAGTAAAATCACTTTTAGGTCTCATCATGTTTTTAGACATTTCCCATTTAAGTAACTTATCAGTACCTAGTATTGCAGCGCCTTCATATAAAACTTCAATTTTATTAGAAACTTTTTCAAACTCTTCAGTGACTGGTGGATTAAAAGAATCTGTTTTTTCTATTGCTTTCATAGCACCACTACCAGTTTGTTTTATTTTATAAACTCTACTGTTATATGTTTTATAATTAAAATACAAAACTTGAACTTTATTATTGTCATCTTCTCTTAAATCACTTCCAACTTTGTTATAGTTTGTTTGTTTGTGGTTTTTGTTTTGAACAATATCTTTTAATTCTTGTGTATTTAAGTTTGGAAATTGTTTTACTAACTCGTTTATAGGTATCATTTTTACCTCACCAACATAATATATATCGTCAAAATATGGGGAGTCTGTATACGAGTAAACTAAATCTGTAGGATCAACATAATCAATAACAATACCTTCAGATGTGTTAAAAGAAGTTTTTACAGCGCCAATACCTAAAACAGTAAGATCATAATAAAATCTTTTCTTTATTAATTCGTAATCATTACCATTCATTAAAACATTTATAGCTTGTTCTTCTGCTATCTCAATAGCTTGTTTGTAGCCTAACTGCATGTGAAGATCTAACTCTTCTTGCGTTTGTGGTAAATCTTCAACAGCTATATTTGTTTTAGAAACGTCTATACCATAGTTTTGCTGCATAACACCGTTTAGCTCTTGAGAAGCCATATCAGCAAGTATATCCTCCATATACTTAGTTCTCTTGTCCATACCTGCGTAGTCTTGAGAATAAGCTTTAATATCATATGTTCTTTCTGCAATACCGTTTACAACTATATCAACAAACTTAGGTATAATAGGCACTGGTTTCCAGTCTAAATTAAGATAAGACAAATCACCATTTATAGATAATTCATCTTTATATTTTTGTATAGGTTGTTCTCCTCTAGCGTATAATCTTAGTTTGTGAAAATTATTATAATTAGTTCTATACTTGTTAGATCCTCTATCAACATAAAACCATTCGTTTTCTATAGCTTTAGCTATTTTCAACCCATATTCTTTTGAGTTTTTTTCGCTATCACTTACTACTTGGCTAGGAAAATAATTATTCATAACAGACTCTGCCATATTTATTCTTTAATTAATTTAGATGTATTGCCGTCGTTTGAATATCTAGCAATACTTATATTTAGTTTTGGTTTTTCTATTTTAACGTTTGGTGCGTATAAATGCCTGTTGTTAGCCATTATAGCTAAGCCAGAGCTTATAGATGCATCATGCTTTGTTCTTTTATTTATATCAAACTTAGCCCAGTCATTTAGTAATTCATTAAAATAACAATTACCAAAAGTACCATCTTGTGCCATACCAACGTGGCTTTGTATATACATTTCAATCGCAGCGGCATGAGCTTGCTTTATATCTTCACTTGAGTTAGGTATACCACCAACTTCTTTTTCTGCTACAGATAATTTGTTCCATATTTTATCAGGCCTGTTCATGCTAAAACCTCTATAACCACGCCTTCGTAAATAATACAATAGACGAGGTTTGTTGTTCTCTGCAAGTAAAGGCATCCCGTAAAATACTAGTGCCATTAGAACGTCTTCAAAAAACATCTCTGCGGTTTGTGGCCTAGCTAAGTACTCTAAGAAAAATGTATTAGCCGGTGCGTCTTCCATGCTAAACTTAGTCAAACCGTGCAAAGCACCTTTAGAGCCTACACCATCTACAGTTCCTGATATATCATAACTGTCACAGCCAAAAGCCCCCATGTGCTCGTTACCCGGGTATCTAACACCGTTTTTTATTACAACTTTGTTTTGTATATTTGGTGGTGGTGTCCAGCTTACTTTAAACCTACCTTTAGGATCTGGATAAAATATTACTGTTGAATCTTTAACGCCATTAACCCACTGGAAGTTACCTATTGAAACACCTAATGTTCTAGACATTTCTTCATTGTAGTCTATTTGCTCGTAT